TCAGAAAAGTCAGCTGATTGCTTCTTTTTGGCTTGAATATCCTGCTCAATCTCACGAATCCATTTTTGTACATTCCTTAATCCTAAATCAATTTGATTTAAGTGAGATACTCGGTTGAAGTGTTGAGCTACTTCTCCAGGGGTTTGGGATAATAGGAACGGACTGTCTAATTGTTGTTGTAAGTTGATTTCATTAAGATTTAATAATTCTTTAACCTCCTTAGGAACTTCAGTGCCAATGGCTTTCAATTCTAAAGCTTTCTCAAACCTCTTAACATTCCCAATTAAATAAGAATTATTGCTATTAGTCTTTTGTCGTTCTATTTCTTTATTATCAATGCTTATCATGACATGAGTATCTCCACCCCAGTCGGAGCGGAACTCATCCCCAGTCGGCCTGTTCCATATTAACCATCGTAAAGCCCTAAGTATAGCACTTTTACCACTATCACTTGAACCAGTAATGATGTTTACTCCTTTTGAAAAGCTTAATTCAGAGCGCTTATGGCTTTGAAAGTTTTGTATGATTAGGTTATTAATCATTCAATTTTGGTACAAGGGTTATTGTAAAAAATTGCTTTTTGCATTATTTTAAACCAACTTTTAGCATTTATAATCACAACAGGCTCCTCTCTGCTACGTTTACATACCAATAACCAATCCGTTCCTTCAATTTGATTCCCTTTAGCTTGCTTAATCCACTCATGCACGTTCCAAGACTCTTGACTTTTACACTCTACTGAAAATGGAAACTTTCTTAATACTTGTTTTTCTAATCGTACATCAACTCCACTTTGCCCCATCGGTCTGGATTCGATTGGACAATCCTTACCACATGGAAATCCAGTTAATTCAGATATTCTCTGGCAAACCCATTTTTGCAATCTGCGACCTTTGTCTTTTGCAGATTGAATTTTAATTTTCTTTGGTTTGCTCCGTATTATTTTAGATAATGCATCTCGTCGTTTCATTCTACAAAACTATATAATATTTTTTCGACATCTTCACGGAATTTTGTGCTTGTTGTATAATCATTAATAAATGTCTTTCGCAATCGGGTTATAGCAGCTCTAGTAGTTAATCCTATTTTACTGCCTATTTTTTGATAACTGAGTTTCGTCTTCTTCGTAGCAAAGTAAATTATGATAGCTCTAGCCTTAGCAATCTGGGTAGTTTTGCTTTTAGACAATAGCTGAAATAATTCAATGCCAAAATAAGAGCAGACCTTATTCCTGATATTAATTAAAGTAGATTCATCTTTAGAATCTTTTTTCCATGAAGGTAATCCTGGATAAATGTAAGGATTTATCATCATTTCCAAAATTGCCACCATTTCTTTTCTTTCCTTTGGAGTTCAACTTTTAATTTAGCCTTTTCAAGTTCATTTAAGGCTTCCACAACGTCTGACTTGATCTCAAAATTAATACTTTCTGGTTTCATTTTATTGTTTTAATTTACGATTGCTTTCAAATTTATTTTCAATACTTTCCCAAAGTTCAATGGTTTCAAATCTAAGTTTATTCTCTAGGTTTTCATCTTCAATAATCTTAATTGATTTTTCAAGTGAATTATCTAGATTTCTACCTAGTACTGTATATGTGTTGTTTCTGGTATAATCTTTGATGAATTGTAAGTTCTGCCTTATGTCATCAATGCCATAGTCAAACAATATGGTTAAAGGAACAACGTGGTAAGGATTCCAAACGCTGCTTTTAAATACTTCAACATTTATATTAACTCCTATGACTCTGGTAATCTTCTTACCTGCAACAGCAGCTTCTTTCTTAATCTTTTCAGGCTTCATGGTACGTAATCTAAGGCTGGAGTAAAAACTTATGGATTCTCCACCTGGACTAATATATTTCTGCCCGAATGGCTCTAAATTCTGCCGTACTTGATTGCTACACGCCATTAAATAATTATTCTTAACTAATATACGACAAGTTTTTCTCAATTCTTCACTAAATTCTTTAGCTCTGCGTGTTCCCATCTTATCTCCTTCTTTATTATCCATTTCTAAGTCGGTGCTTAATGCAGCCAATGAGTCTGCAAATATTCCATTGATTATTTTAATATTTTTAGGCTTCCAATCCCTAACCGCCTTAAACACTTCTGGAACCGTATCAGGATTGCTATATTTCATATCATCTACATTTAGACCAAATAATTTAGCAAATTGTTTATTCAAACGGCTTTCAGGGTCATTAAACACAACCTCTCCACCATATGATTGAACATTACCAGCAATTTCACATAATAATACAGTTTTACCAGAGCCTGCAGGCCCAAATATCTCCACTAATATGCCTCCAGGAATACCTCCTCCTTTCACTCTGCCTCCTGATATAGCTAAATCTAGCAAAGTACTGCCAGTACTTATCATAGTTTCAGTATTACCATCGTATTCTGGTTTTTTATAGCTTTTAGGATTTTGCAGTTTGCTTTTAATTTGAGCACTTATGGATAGTTCATCTGCTCTTTTCATTCTTTCAAAAGATTAATTGTTCTGTCAATCACAGCTTGGTCTATTCCTCTGTTCATTAAGTCCATGTTTAATTCTCTTTTAAAACCGTTGAAAGATATTTTCTTGCCCTCTTCTGTTTGTGTTTGATTAATTATCTTTTGTATATGCCAACGCTTTCTTACTAGTTCTAACAAGGTAGTAGCTAATTGATCTGTAGGATGCTCTTTTTTTATCTCTTTATACCAAGTATAGATCAGATTCCTCAAAACCAATGATTTGCTAAACTCATTAACAATAGAGTACAGATTAAGATAATAACAAACCTGTTGGGATATCATCACCCCAACAAGTCGTTCATCTTCTTTTAAATTTTTATTTCGTTTTTTAAAGATTGGCATAATTTAATTAATGCTAATCATCTTCTTTAGCATCCCAACATTTTTCCCAAAGCTCACATTCTTCACAATCATCAAATTCTTCACAATCCTCTCCAAACTTATGACCGAATGGGCACTTTGAGGATTTCTCATCTGTTTTTCTGGTTATTGATCTTTTAGGTTTATCTGGCTTAGGTACTTGAATGTCTAAGTGTTTTGCAACTTTCTTTCTTAAAGAAGCAACATCATCTTCATAATCTTCTGGGTCAATATCTAAGTCTTGTTTTTTGATTATCCTAGAAAGCTGTGTAAATGACTTGTGTTCAAGCTTTTCCCATGTTAATTTATCAGCAACAGATTGTTCTTCCTTGATATTGGTCTTGCGTTTTCTCTTTAGCTCATCGTCTACTATTTCTTCTTTGTCCGTAGCAACATCTTCATTATCAAGACCATAAAATAAATCACTTAATTCTTTGTAGGGTAATACATTTAATATTTTATCCAGATTAGGCAATTCATCTACTATACTTTCATCATATTGCTTTTCTCTGTTTACTGGATCAATTCTATTAGCATTAGGAAATGGACGCCCTGAACCTCTAGATTTTGATTCAAATCTTATTTTTAATGTTACACCATCTTCTAAATCCATTAATTTTGCAATATCATCATCTTCTTCGACATCGTCATTTAGTAAATCTTGAAAACAATATTGACTAAAATCCCAAATATGAGGTATTTGGTCATAATCCTCGTGATTAATTGGGATTACAATATATAAATTTCTTGAAGATGGTTTTAGTACAATTAATTCCTCTTTTTCTGCTCCTTCTTGAATACGTTTAGCTCTATATTCACAAATAGGGCATTTTTTACCAATGCTCATTGGGCATACATAAGCTGTTCCTTTATCTCCTAATGAAATCCAGTGAGATTTAAAAGGTCGTTTATACCATAAAGTATTTGGTATTGCAATTTCTCGTTGAGGATTCCTATCTGGATGATGCTCGTCTGACACTAAATAAGGTAGGAAGTCAAGATATACTTTACTATTTGGCTTAACAGTAAATACAGGAAAACCCTTTGGCAGATTCAAATATCCAAAGGATGATTTTTCTTTTTTTTGTCTTTCACTATCTCCTCGAATTTTGTCTTTGAAGTTACTTTTTCTTGATGGTTTCATAATTTTTAGTCCTTTCTTGTTAATTTTGTTTTTACTTTATCATTTGATTGTTCTTGTCTTTGCTTTTGTTCCCATTCTTTACTCAAGTCTCTTGGAGCCTTTGGGCCGGCAAAATACCCAGCTAAAAATAATTTCACTTCATTTTCCAAGGATGATTTCTTTTGCTCCAACGCTTTCACAGCATTCAAACCCATATCATACTCATACTTAGCATTTAGGTATTCTTCATTAGCCTCTTGGTATTCATCCAATGTTAAGATTGTATTTTGAACAACAGCTTCAGTAATCTTTTCAACTTTAAAATCTTCAGGGTGAGCTCGGATTTGCCTATCTAAATCAGCTTTGAGAACATCTAGATTTTCTTTTAGCAGATCCATGTCTTTTCTTTTATCTGATACTAGATTAGTATATTTCAGCATCAGCTTTGGTTGACGCAACCACTCAATATCTAAAGCAGTTTCATCAATACTTATGTCTTTTTCGTAATTCATAATATTTAGTTTAAATTAATATCCATTTC